TATCAAATCGGTCATAGGTGGCATCCCAAGTAACCTCAATGCCAGTTGTTCCAGCCTGAATTCTTGCAGCAACTTGGTTAAGGTTGGTATCAGAGGAAAAGTTTAAACCGGTTAATGTTTTGGCAACACCACCAACAGTAATGGCCATCGAACCATTAGTAATCGAATTCCAAGAAACCATATCAAGGTCAGCTGGATTCAGAACACCACCATGTAAGACTGCTTTGGTGTCAGTGCGCGCCCAACGGCCAATATAGAGAGAATTGGGCCGCGGTAATTGCGAGAAATAGAGAGTTGCTGCGTTGTATTCTGGAGTAGAGGTTCCAAACTCTTCTGCAACTTCATCTAAAGTGCGATAGAAACGAACACGTTCTCCAATATCAATGATGTCGCTGTCACCAAGTACAAGAGCAACACCAAAGTTGCGATAACCTGCTGCAATTGGGGAAATATTCACATCGACGGATACTACCCCACTGACTGAGAGCCCGCGGTTCATCAACTTTCTCCATACAATCTATGAGGGTGGTTCTAACCCTCGGGATTTCGCAAACGATCCCAACGGCGAAGGTGCGCCTCGCGCATTTTTGCCTTGGTTTCATCACTAAACTTTCGCCCCTTATTGGGCGAAATACCAGTAGGCTTGCCTACCTTAGCTTGCCTAATCTTTTCGCGAGTTTCTTCAGACATAGGGCCACGCTTAGTTCCCTTATTGCCGCTCGCATAAGTATTACCAATCATAAACTGGCGTTTAGACTCAATCCTTTCAGGAGAATCTTTCTTGCCAAGCCTAATCTTATTTCCAATTTTAGCCTCACTAAGCTTCTTTCTATGTTCTTCTGATAACTTTGTTCCCTTAGTATTTGTATTGCCAAGCATAGCTTGACGTTTAGCCTCTATCCTCTCAGGAGGATCTTTCTTACCAAGTCTTAATTTATTGCCCATTTGAGCAACAGAAATTGCTTTACGATGGGCTTCACTTGTCGGCTTACCAGCTTTCAAAGTAGACATAAACTTTTTAGTTTCTTCACTGTGTTTATATCCAGAAGCGCCATCACCGCCCAAAGTTAAATTATATCCAGCGGGAGCCAGAGTATCATAAACATTAATAAATGCTCTTTCTTTTCTATGGATTTCTTCATTATCACAATTATATGACCTTAATACTTCAAACTCAAAATTTTCAATCCCATATTTTCTCATTGCCTTATGCAATGAAAACCCATCTCCTTTAAGTGCACAATTAGTATGCGCCTTAAATCGACGCGAGGGATTATCTGTCCAGCCAATATACATCTTACCGTTAATAAGATTAACGATCCGATAAATATACTTCATAGACTTCACGGCAGAATGTTCTCCGTATCCCAAGTAACATCAACAATGGTGGAATCTTCACCCGGTCTTTGAGTGTGAATTTCACCAAGAGCTTCGATGATATTTTGAACCGCATATTCGCGCACATAAGTGTGTTCGAACATTAGTTCCATATCTACTCGCCTATACCAGACTTTATTGACCTGTTCTGGTACAAGAATTTGATCACCAATTTCACGTAAGTTTAGTCCTAACGGAGCTAAAACTTCATGATTTTGGTTTACATCTACACCGTCAGAAAACAAGCCAGCGATCTTTTCGCAATTTGGCCCATAAAAAGAGGCTAAATAATAAAGATAACCAATATGAAAAAGTCTATCTTGTCCAACATCATCCGGATCGTTTTCATCTATTGGAACATGACGAATATATGGCGATCCAGGCTGCTTTACTTCTTTTGTCTTGCCAAATGCAATCCAATCTACTGATGGTGCAGGTATCGTTGGCGGTTCCGGCTGCCAACGCGGACGAACTAAAGAACCCGGTAAGCCTGCTGTACCAGCAATAAATACATTCAGCTGCCTATCAATGTCAAAATCTGAGGCAGGTTGTGTATTTGTCGGAAGTAAAAAGCCCCCGGAGGCTGATGTGTTAGGCAATTGACCTTCCTCCAGGGTCCTGCATTATTGCTTCCGCTACATTAAAGCCCCAAATCGAGTAATCGTCTTGGGAAACTACTTGCCACAAGAGATTATTCCAAATGACATCATCAGCCGGTTGGCCAATTGAAGCGTCACCTGTAGAAATTGGAGTTTCTGTATACACGGTAATTCCTGATCCTTGTCTTTCGGTCTCGGCCGTTCGCTCCATTCCCAAAGAACCGGAAGGAACTATGACGCCTTCTGCATGAACATCATTGTGTGTTTTAACACCAATGCCATTATCATCTTCTGTTATAGTATATTTCCTAATAGTAAAACCACCAGGAACTTTAAAGTCAGGATTATTCAATAATGGAGTAGCATTAAAAGCAGGCATGGAAGGTTATCGCTTAGAACTTCTACGAACGCGGTAAGTAATCGATTCCAATAATTCCCCAGTGTCTATCAAAGGAATGTCGTGACCTTTCTTCTTTACCGTTGCGGGCGCGAGAGGCGCAAAAGGACCCCTTAAAAGTTTACGGCGGATGGAGTTTACAGCCGCTTGGCCTATCGCATCAAGGCCACTAGTGACCGCGCCTCTATTTCCAAGTGCGGCCAAAGCGCCGTAATATTTTGACAATGATTTGATTTCTTGCCTAGCGTTCAAAAGTCCCGGAAAAAAGAACGGACGGGCTGGAAGATTTGCGGCAGGACTTCCTGTTTCCATAAGATAAGCAAGTTGAGCAATGCGAAGATTACTGTTTTTATGAACTTTATTTGCAAAACCAACAACAACTTCAGATGCGCCGATTTCCTCGACAGCCTTGAACATATCGCCTTTTCTATTCGTTACTACGAATTCGACAGGCATGAAATTTACTTTCCAAAGTATGGAACAGCAAGACCAGCATCTAATAGTTTTTGATTCATTGAAACAGGGTCGCCATCTGTAAAGATTTCGGCAAGATATCTGCCATATTTCTCTGTTTTGTCTTTCTCTGTCTTAATTATCAAATCTTCGCTTCCTAAAAGGGTCATCAAAAACAACCTAGCTTGTCTTGCTTTTGCTTGCTCTTCAGGAACAGACGAATGAAGTTCTGGAGTGTTTATTCCGTACAACCTCACTCTAACCTGATGATGAATATCTAAGCCAAGATCGATATCAAGATCAACAGTATCGCCGTCAACAACCCTGATACATTTAGCTGAATATTCATACATTTGTGGAATTATACCACTAAAATAGCGGCAGGTTCGCTTAAGTGCAGTAATTCCAAGAATCTTAAGCCATATGGAGAAGAGCTTAGGTCAGCACTAGCAAGATCAGTCTTGACTACTGGCGTCCCGCTAAATTCTGTTTTTTGTGCGTAATTAACAGAAAGCGGACCAACTTTTTGACTTGTTATAATACCAGAAGATTTGGTTCCAGTAATTCCTTGTGTATTTTTAGTCTTATATGCGATTAAATTCTCTATATAGAGAATATGCGCAGTCAAGAGTAACACCCCCATAACTCGCAAACTTGGAATCCAGTTTGAAGTTACGAGGGCATTAGCATCTGCCAGGACAAGTTCAATTACTGAATCGTCCTGATCACGAAATTCCGGGAATCTATCTAAAAAGTCAGCGACTCCCGGAGATACATAATCCGGCATTTACTTCTTGGGCGGTTGCGGCTGCTGGGGTTGCTTAGAAGCTGCTGCATCCTTAGCTTGCTGGCCTTGCGCATCTTGTGCCTTATGATCAAGATGTACCTTGTCAGCCCCACCAGTGGCAGGATTTGCGCCTTGTGCTTCCTTGGGATCAATTCCAGCACGGCGCAATGCTTCTTCGCTTTCCTTGCCGCCCTTAGTATCAGTACCGGGCGGTAAAGGATCAGCAACCATAGTGCCTGCAATCATTGCAGCTTCGCGATTAGTAACATCCATCGGATTACGAAGATGCTTCAATTCCTCGCGTTGACGTGCAAGCTCATTAGCCTGCTTCTGAAGCTCATAAGCTTGCTTGTCAAGCTCTTCGCGCCTCTTAGCAAGCTCTGCTTCTGCATTAGAAGACTTGGAAGCATTCTTGCCATCAACAACAAGCTGGCCATCTTCACACATCCCAACGAAAACAGGATCATTGGGATTGACTGGCGTAAAGTCCTTAAGGACTTGGCCCGGCATCACAAGAACCTGTTCACCAACCTTATCGCCAGCTTGGTTCTTGCGTCCCGTGTCGCGATTAACAATGCGAGCGCCGGGGGAATTATTTTTAAGTTCCATTGTTCTTCTCCAAACTTAAATGTTAGATTCCATCACCATAACGCATTGCTTGCGGACGGCGAACGTCAACGCCAGAAATACGCATAATGCCAGGAACCTCGAAAAGTAATGGCGCTTGTTGCCAAGGCGGCAAGAACTGAAATGGCATCGGCATCTGCATGACAAGAACATCAGGCGAGCGCCGATAAGCAACCATACGTGCAGTAGCACCAGAACCGGCAGTATCCAAACCCCAAATTCCACGAATGGTAAGAGGTTGGCCAGTTTGGCGAGTATAAATATTATTCTGTCCCATCCAGTCAAGAACAGTCTGCGTATTATACGTGTCAATACGCATCGTGGAGATTGCAAGGAGACGAGAATAGGGAATGAGAAGCGTATTCGCCATCTCAGCCCCATAAGTAGTATTGAACTGAGAAGTGAGAACTGCATTAATATCCGCTAAGATATTGTCAGCAGTCTTAGTCGACCAAGTCGTGGTCGATCCAGTTCCGGTTGCAGCAACAGAACCAGCTGTAACGGAAGTCTGATTAACAAGACCAAGATAGTTCTTTGTAGTATCACCAGTGATGGCAACCTTGTCAATAAACTCTTCCGAAGCACGACGGGCAGCAGCTGCTTTATCAGAACGAAGGTCAACTCCTTGCATCTGAGCAGTAGCAAGCTCTTCAATGTCGTAATCGTAACCAACCGCGCCCATACCGATAACGGTCTCAAACTTCTCGCGTAAGACTTCCGCATGCGGAATATCTTGACCACGAGCAGCAAACCATTTCGCGCGTCCGACCATATCAGAACTAAAGTAGGTTACGCCTTTGACCCAAGCTGGCCCAGTAGTATCAACCGGAACAAGCTGCGGATACTGAATATCAGGGTAACGAACAGCATAAGCTTCGCGTTCGATGCGCATCGTCTGATTTAACAGAAACGAGAGCGCCCGTTGCGGAGCATCCTGTAATTGCATGATGGGCATCGAAGCTT